CTGTACCTGTATTTGGTATCGAGTTTATAGACAGCTTAGATACTGTAGAGGTATTAGACGAAGAAAAAAAATAGCGCAGCGGGATTCAACACTTTATACGATAGCCAGCCTATCTGTAGAACTAGGGATTCCGCCTAGCGAGTTTATCAATATGGATACTGAAATGCTTAGGGCAATAATCCAGGTGCTTTCAGATAGAGCTAAGGAGTTGAAAAATGCCAGTAAACGTCACAGGCGTTAAGCAACTTCAAAAAGCCCTAAATAAGGTTGAGCCAGACCTTAATAAACAAATGTCTAAAGATATTAAAACAGCCATGCTTATTGTCCGAGATAAAGCACGTGGCTATTTACCGCAACAGAATGAAGTATTAAGTGGTTGGGGTAAAGGTACTCAATCTACCGATACGGCTAAATTTAGACCTTTCCCACCTTATGATTATTCACTAGCAAAAAACCTTATTAAATATAATGCTGGTACAAATAGACGTAATAGATCAGGTTTTGCAGCTGCATTTTATGTAGCCAACATATCAGCACCTGGCGCAATCTTTGAAACTGCTGGCCGTAAAAACCCTAGAGGATCTTCTGATTCTAGAAGTCTTAATCCTAATGCTGGTGTTAATTTTATAGAATCCGCTGAATCTATTAGCCAGATGAAAGGCCAAGGTAAACAAAAAGGCCGCTTGATTTACAGAGCCTGGTTTGAAGAATCCAACAGAGTTATACCTGCCGTAGTTAAGGCTATCGATACAGTTGCAACAGATTTTAATAAAAAGACCCAACTAGGTAAGGCAGCGTAATGGCCAATTTAATTGTTAGTGCAGTTAGCACCTTTGATAATAAAGGATTAAAAAAAGGCAAGAAAGAAATCAGCACCTTTGAAAAACAAGTAAAGAGTTTTGCCAAAGTATTTGCCACAGCCTTTAGCGTTACAGCCTTAACTAATTACAGCAAGAAAGCCGTACAAGCGTTTATGGCTGATGAGAAGGCTGCCAAGTCATTAGAGCAACAATTAAAGAATACTGGTTATCAGTTTAGCTCGCCAAGCGTAGAGTTGTATATTGCTAATTTGCAAAAATCTACAGGCGTATTAGATGATGAATTACGACCAGCATTTCAGCGATTATTAACTGTAACAGGATCTATAACTAAAAGCCAAGATGCGCTAAGCACTGCATTAAACGTAAGTGCTGCAACCGGTAGATCTTTAGGTGAAGTAACTACGGCTCTATCACGTGGTTTTGCAGGTAACACTACTGGTCTAAGTAGATTAGGTGCTGGTCTAAGTAAGACATTACTAAAGACTGGCGACATGAATAAAATCATGGAAGAGTTAAATACAAAGTTTTCAGGTCAATCAGCAGCCAGATTAGATACTTATGCTGGCAAGATGGATCTATTAAAAGTTGCATCGGCTAACGCATCTGAAACTATAGGTAAAAGTTTATTAGATGCACTAGCAGCGTTAGGCGATGATAATAGTATTGAGGGCTTAAGTAAGAATATGGAAGATTTTGCCACAGCCACAGCCGAAGTTATTACAGGCTTAGGCATAGTGGCTAAAAGACTTAAAGAGTTAACGACTATACCTGGAGTTGGCAGTTTATTTGATGTTAAAAATATACCAGTCATAGGTGGTTACATTGGCGGCTTACAGCAATTAGGTAAAAACGCTATGCCACAACAAGATCGAGGTGGTCAGGAAAGAACTGCAGGCCGTGTTAATGCGCAGCAAGTTAGACTTGAAGATAAGTTAAGTAAAGCTAAAGCATTAGAATTAAGCACATTATTAAAAAAGAACGCCATAGAGAATAAAAACATAGAAGAATTACGCAAGAGGTTTGACCTAGAGCGCATAGGTATAAACGCAGCCCTAAACAGCGCAACCGATGAAGAGACTAAATTACGCCTAAGATCACAGCTAGCAATCCTAGACAATAACGAGGCTTTGGCTAGAAAATTACTGGCAGAATTAGAAGCAATAGAAGCTCTAAAAAAGTTAGCAGAGCAGGCTCGGTTAGCAGGCATGACCTTAGAAGAATTTGGCATATTCAAAGTAAAAACTTTATCTAACAAAATAGATACATTTATAGAAGAGTTTGCCATTACTACTATTAGAGAATTAAATGCACGTGTTGCGGCTACGCTTGCTAAGTTTGGTATGGGAAAATCAGAAGATGCAAAACCACCTTATGAATCTTTTACACCGCCAGAGGCTATAGAAAAAATAAAAGACACAAATCAAAAAATAGATGATTTTCTAAAACAGTTTCCTGGCTTTGACTTAGCATCATCATCATCATCACAAGAGCCTATGAATATCAAAGTAACAGTAGATGCAAGTAGTGACAGATTAAGTCAGGCTATAGCAGAAAGCATACAGGTGGCCACAAGGTCAGGTTACTCACAAATACCTAACGGATTCTTAGTATGACCGTACCAGTAATAAATGCTGTAATTAACTTTAGCACTGGGCCAGCCTTTGCGCAGACTCTTATTTTAGGATCAGGCATATTAGGCACAAACATATTAGGCGATTCTACAGCTGTAATTGTAGATGTTTCAGATCAAGTTAACCGCGTAGAAACTAACCGAGGCCGCACTGCACTATCCGATCAATTTCAAACAGGCACACTCACTTTACGCATAGTAGATCAGAATGGCGACTTCAATCCACAGAACGTCACTGGCCCGTATTACAATTTATTAACACCTATGAAAAAGGTGCAGATTAGTGCAACCTACTCAGGGGTAACATATCCGATATTTCAAGGCTTTATTACAAGCTACGTAACTACATACCCAGGTGAATCTGGTGAAGATGTAGCAATAACAACTATACAAGCTGTAGATGCATTTAGATTAGCGCAGATAGCACAGGTCAGCACGATCACAGGTGCGACTGCAGGCAACTTATCAGGCACACGTATAAACCAAATACTAGATCAAATATCATGGCCAGCAACTATGCGCGATGTAGATGCAGGTCTTACTACTATGCAGGCAGATCCTGGCACTAACCGCACAGCTTTAGCAGCCTTATCTACTGTAGCTACGTCAGAGTATGGTGCTTTGTACGTTGACGGGTCTGGCAGTTTTGTTTTCCAAGACCGATCTGTTACGGCTGGATCTATTGGTGGCACACCTACAATTTTTGCAGATAACGGCACTGGTATAGATTACTTTGATGCTACATGGATTCTTAATGATGTATTGGTGTTTAACAAAGCCACGATCACGAGAACTGGTGGCACAGCGCAGGTAGCCTCTAATCAAGACAGCATAGATAAGTATTTCTTACACAGTTATTCTGCAGACAACCTACTTATGCAGACCGATGCAGTAGCCCTAGATTATGCACAGGCTTATGTGGCTAGTAGAGCTGAGACAGAGATCCGCGTAGATTCCATAGTACTTGACCTATACACCCCTAATTATAATACAGGCATACTTGCAGCCTTAGACTTAGATTTCTTTGACCCTATAAAGGTAATTACTACCCAGCCAGGGGGATCTACCTTAGAAAAATCATTACAGATTTTCGGTGTACGCATGAACATAACACCGAATAGTTGGCGCACTACCTTCACGACACTAGAGCCTATTTTAGATGCCTTTATCCTAAATGATACGATTTATGGCACTTTAGACTATAATGTCCTAAGTTACTAGGGAGTAAAAATGGCAGCAGGATTAGGTTTTAAGACGTTTACAACTGGTGAGGTGCTGACTGCAGCCGACACTAATGGTTATTTAATGCAGGGCATTTTAGTTTTTGCAAGTGCAGCAGCTAGAGATGCAGCAATTACATCACCACAAGAAGGACAAGCGTGCTATCTAAAAGACACAGATGATGTATTGACATATTCTGGTAGTGCATGGGTAGATGTTGCACCTTCTAGTAGTGAAAAATCTATGTTATTACCACAAAATGCTGGTAGATACATAAAACCCTATACAACTACTTCGGTAACTACCTTTACTTTAGTTGAGGATACAACTTATTATTTTCCCATTTATTTATCGGGTATTGCTTTAGATAGGATTTCTTTAAGGACTGGTAATTCTCATACAGGAACAAGCACAATAAGGCTAGGTTTGTATAATGCAAATGCTACAACAGGAAAACCAGATACAGTTTTTTTAGATGCTGGCACAGTTGCTTGCAATGCTACTAACACCAATTTTGAAATTACAATTTCAAGCACTCCACCAGCAGGATTTTATTATGTTGCGATAAACGCACAAACAATTACTGGAACGCCTATTGTTTCCGCATTTAACGCTACAAACACGCTTCCTTTTTATTTTCTTAAAACTACTGATACTGTTGAATCAGTTACATATTTGACTGGATATTCTGAGGGATCAATAACTGGTGCTTTTGCAACTGCTGGCAGTTTAACTGTAATCACTAGCGCTCCTGTTTTAACACCATTAAGGATGGCATAATGACAAAAAAAATTAAATCAGTAGTTTATGGTATTGGCGGATTTGATGAGTCAAAGCCCGAAAATAATGTTATTGAAATTGTTCATTACTCAGATGAAGAATTATCTAAATTAGCAGTTGAGGAAAAGGCTGCAGCAACTAAGGCTTTATTGTTAAAAAAACTTGGTATTACAGCTGAGGAAGCCGCTTTACTTTTATCCTAATGAAGCCTTGGCTATGTGCAGCTGGAGTGCAGTTAAGAGATCAGATTGATACCTGGTACCCAGATCGCCGCTCTACCAGTGATGGGTGGATTGGTGATGCTCGTCATTCCGCCAGTAAATCGGATCATAATCCAGACGAACGGAGCGGATTCGTTGTCAGAGCCATTGATGTTGATTCTCGCCTGGATTCATCCGAAGGGATCTCAATATATCTGGCTGACCAGATCAGAAAATGTGCGAAAACCGATAAGCGTATATCTTACGTAATCCATAATGGCATGATTGCTAGCAGGATTCTTAATTTTAAGTGGCGTAAGTACAAGGGTTTTAACAAGCACACAAAGCACATACATATCAGCTTTACAAAGTTAGGCGATAAAGATAGCAAGCCGTTCGATATACCACTACTAGGGGGTAAACTATGAAAATAAGCAATAAGCAGAAAACAATACTTAAATCATACTTTAGGGGTGTGCTTGTTTCATTCTTAACATTCTTAGCCAGTAATGAGTTAGGACTAGATCCAGTTATATCAGTAGTAGTGGCCGCACTTGCAGGCCCAGCAGCTAGGGCTTTAGATAAATCCGATACAGCTTATGGCATCGGTGCAGATGAAGCATGAGTCCAGCAGAATGGGCTGGCTTTGGCGCTGGCGTTATGGCCGTGCTATCAGGCGGGCTAATCGGATTACGTTTTCTCGTTAAAGGTTGGTTAAACGAACTACGACCTAATGGTGGATCTAG